CGGCGCAAGCCACGCAGGACAAGCTGGCGATGCAAAACGACATCGAGGACGTGCGCCGGTTGATGGGCAGCAAGTGGGGGCGCCGATTCGTTTGGCGCCTGCTCAGTAAGGCCGGTGTCTTTCGACCTTCCTTCAATGTCAACGCCATGACCATGGCATTCAACGAGGGATACAGGAAGTTCGGCACTGAACTGCTTGAGCAGATCCACCTGCATGCACTTGAACTGCACGATCAAATGGTGAAGGAAAACACCGGTGACCGTTGAAACGACAACCCAGCCGAGCGGCGCACAAACAACTGAGTCCGCACCGGCCACGAGCACAGACACGAGCGCACCGGCTTCGGCCACACCCGCGCAAACGGCTGACGCTACGCCTGCACAGACCACCCCGACCGCTGACCCTGCAATCCCGGCCACTACGGACGGCAAACCTGCGGAAGTCAAGCCACAAGGGGCCCCTGAAGCGTATGACCTCAAGGCGCCGGAAGGTGCTGCGATGGACGACGCGGGGCTCGCGGCTTTTGCCGAGTTCGCCAAGGGTCAAAACCTGACGCAGGAAGCCGCGCAATCCATGCTGACGACGCTGGCCCCCGCAATGGCCAAACGCGCGCAGGACCAAGTGGCTGCGATTCACGCTCAGTGGCTTGCTGACACCAAGGCCGACAAGGAACTCGGGGGCGACAAGCTCGACGAGAACCTGGCCGTGGCGAAGAAAGCGCGCGATGCGTTCGCTACCGAAGGATTCCGCGACTTCCTGGAGCAGACCAAGCTGGGTGACCACCCGGAAATGGCCCGCTTCATGTACCGCGTCGGCAAGGCCATGAGCGAGGACTCGCTGGTCACGACGGGCGGTGGCTCGAAGACGCCGGAAATGTCCGCTGCGCAGCGCATGTATCCCAACATGAACCCTTGAACAGGAGCTAGGAAATGGCTGTCTTGTCTACTGGCCAGCTCACGCTGGCGGATATCTCCAAGCGCATGGGCCCCGACGGCAAAGTCGATCCCGTTGCAGAACTGTTGAGCCAGCAAAACGATATCCTTGAGGACATCGTGATGGTGGAATCCAACGAGCCCACCAGTCACCAGGTGACGGTGCGCACTGGTTTGCCTGCCGTCTACTGGCGCGCATACAACCAGGGTGTGCCCTCCAGCAAGTCCACCACCGCGCAGGTCAAAGAACCAATCGCGATGCTGGAAGCCCGCAGCCACATCGACGCCAAACTGTTGACCTTGAACGGCAACAGTGCAGCGTTCCGCCTGTCTGAAGAATCGCCCTTCATCGAGGCCATGGGCCAAGAAGTCGCCGGCAAGATCTTCAACGGCAACGTGGGCAGCGACCTCAAGACCTTCACCGGCTTGGCCACTCGCTACAGCTCGACCAGTGCGGGCAACGGCGGCAACGTGATCCTGGCCGGTGGTGCTGGTGCTGACAACGCATCCGTGTACCTGGTGGTGTGGGGCGAGCAAACCGTGTTCGCGACCTACCCCAAAGGTTCGCGCGGCGGTCTGCAGAACCGTGACCTGGGCGAGGAATCGGTGCAGGACGCAAACGGCAACTGGTACCAGGCTGCTCGCTCCCTGTTCCAGCAGGACATCGGCCTGGTGGTCAAGGATTGGCGCTATGTCGTGCGCATCGCCAACATCGACGTGTCCGACTGGGTGGGCGTGACCGGCACGCAAGCCTCGTCTGCCGCGACCAACCTGACCAAGTTGCTGGTGCGTGCTATCGCTCGCATCCCCAACTTCAACATGGGCCGCGCTGCCTTCTACGCCAATCGTTCGATCCGCGAGGGTCTGATGATCCAAGCCCAGGACAAGAGCCAGCAAGTGCTGTCGATCGAGAAGGCCACCACGCAGTTCGGTCAGACCATCAACCAGTTGTCTTTTCTGGGCATCCCCTTCCGTGGGGTCGACCAGCTGGGCATCGCTGAAACCCTCGTTTCTTGATCGGAGGCACCACCATGATGCTCGACGCACTCCTCAATCTGTCCAGCGCGCAGGCTGTCACCGCTTCGGCGGTGTCGACCAACACGATCGACCTGTCCACCGCCCGCGACGTGGGCGTGGGCAACGATCTGTATGCGGTTTTCGGGGTCGACACCTCGGCCACCGCAGCCGGTGCTGCCACGGTCACATTCCAGGTGATCACCTCGGCCAGCTCCAACTTGTCCAGCCCCACGATCATCGGCAGCACCGATGCCATCCCCAAGGCTGACCTGGTGGCGGGCCGCGCGCCTATCTCGATCTGCCTGTCGCCGCAGGCCCTGACCTCGCTGCCCCTGGGCCAGCGTTACCTGGGCGTGCAGTACACGGTGGCCACGGGCCCGCTGACCGCTGGCGCGTTCACCTGCTACATCACCGACACCGAAGTCACCGGCACGAAGTCCTACGCCAGCGGCTTCACCGTTGCCTAACAGGAGTTGACACATGGCTGAAAAGCAAACCGTTCTCGCCAAGTTCGAGGTGGTCGCCGACAAGATTTGGCATTCGACCGAGTGCCGTTTCTACGTCAAGGGCGACACGATCGAACTGCCTGCCGACATCAAGATCACGCCCGACAGTTCGGTGCGCCCGATCGAGAAGGCCAAGGTCAAGGCCGACAAAGACCTGGCCTGATCTCTTCGCAGTGGGAAGTACTGAGGGGGCTGCGGCCCCCTCTTTTCTAGGGGCCGCGCATGGCAAGCGATACCGACATCTGCAACCTGGCACTAAGCCACCTGGGTGACGAGGCCAGCGTGGTGACGATCGACCCGCCCGAGGGTTCGCCGCAGGCGGACCACTGCGCGCGGTTCTACCCCATCGCGCGGGATTCGGTGCTGCAAATGATGGCCCCGAGTTTCGCGACCCGTCGCGCCAGCATGGGCCTGCTGACCTCGCCGACCGCGGCATGGACCTACGCATACGCCAAGCCCTCGCAGTGCTTGCGCGTGCTGGCAGTGCTGCCTGCTGACGCCACCAGCGACACCGTGGACGCCTTGGGCATCGTGCCCCGGGAGTACGCCCTGGAGTCCCTGGACGACGGCACCGAGGTGATCCTCACCAACGAGCCCGATGCGGTCATCAAGTACGTGGCGCGGGTAACCGACACCGCGAAGTTCTCGCCCCTGGTCATCACTGCCATCTCGCACCAACTGGCGGCCGCGCTCGCCGGGCCCGTGCTCAAGGGTGACGCAGGCCGCGCCGAGGGCAAGGCCCAGTTGCAGCTCGCAGCCGCATGGATGGCCAAGGCCAACGTGTCGGATGCCTCGCAGCAAAAGACTAGCCGCGAGTTCACCCCCAGCTCTGTGCAGGCCCGCCGATGAGCAATGTGCGCAGCTTCTCCCGATCGTTCTCTGGCGGTGTTGTCACCCCTGAGTTCTGGGCGCAGATCGGTGACGCCAAGTTCCAGACCGGCCTGGCCAAGTGCCGCAACTTCATCACCTTGCCCCACGGGCCCGCGGCTAATCGCCCCGGCACCCAGTTCGTGCGCAAGGCCAAACTGGGCGACACCGGCGTCGATGTGCGCCTGATCCCGTTCGAGTTCTCGGTCACACAGACCCTGGCCCTTGAGTTCGGCGCCGGGTATATCCGCTTTCACACGCTGGGCGCCACGGTGCTCGCGGGTAGCCCGGCAGCCTACAACGGGGCGACGGCGTACACAGTGGGCAAACTGGTGTCGTCAGGGGCCACGAATTACTACTGCATCGCCCCGACCACGGGCAACGCACCCCCCAATGCGGCGTACTGGTACCCCCTGCCAAGCGACGCCTACGAGATCCCGACGGGCTACGCGCAGGGCGACCTGTTCGACCTGCATTTCGTGCAGTCGGCCGACGTGCTGACCATCACGCACCCGAGTTACCCCGTGCGTGAACTGCGGCGACTAGGCGCCACCGAGTGGACCCTGGCCGATGTTTCTTTCGCCCCGAGCATCCTGGCCCCCACCGGCACCGGGGGCACGGCCACCACGGCAGCGGGGCCCTATCGCGATTACAAGTACGTGATCACGGCAAAGAACGAAGCGGGCGAGGAGTCCGTGGCGTCCGCAGTGGTCACGCTGAACAACAACCTGTTGAGCACCGGGGCCTACAACGATGTCACGTGGTCGGCGGCCACGGGTGCAGTGCGCTACTCGGTCTATCTGCAAAGCAATGGCCTGTATGGGTACATCGGCGAGACCGATGCGCTGACCTTCACCGACGACAACATCACGCCCGACCTGGCCAAGACCCCGCCGACTAACGACAACCCGTTCGCGGGGGCGGGCGACTACCCGCGTGCGGTGTCCTACTTCGAGCAGCGCCGGGTGTTCGCGGGCACGACGAACAAACCTCAGAACCTGTGGATGACTCGCACGGGCACCGAGTCGAATCTGAACTATTCGATCCCGACCCGTGACGACGACCGCGTGGCGTTCAAGATCTCGGCCCGGCAGGTGAACACGGTGCTGCATGCCGTACCCCTGGTGAACCTGGTGCTGCTGACCAATGCGGCCGAGTGGCGGGTGTCGTCGATCAACTCTGACGCCATCACGCCCACCAGCCTGTCGGTCAAGCCACAGTCCTACATCGGGTCCAGCAACGTGCAGCCGGTTGTCGTGAACAACAATATCCTGTTCGCGGCGGCACGTGGCGGACATCTGCGCGAGATGGCCTATGACAACAACGCAGGCGGGTACATCACCGGCGACCTGAGCCTGCGCGCGCCTCACTTGTTCGCGCGGCGCACGATCAAGGACATGGCCTATTCCAAGGCCCCGTTCCCCATCGTGTGGGTGGTGAGCAGCAGCGGGCGCCTGCTGACCATGACATACATCCCCGAGCAGCAGATCGGCGCATGGCACTACCAGGACACCGGCGACGGCGACACGTTCGTATCGGTGTGCGTGGTCACTGAGGGCGATGACGATGCGGTGTATGTGGCGGTCAAGCGCACGATCGGGGGCAACGTCAAGACCTACGTGGAGCGGTTCGCGGCCCGTCAGTACCCGACCCTGGAAGACGAAGAGGACGACACTGCGCCCCAGTACGACCTGGTCAATTCGGTGTTCCTCGATTCCAGCTTGACCTACACCGGCACGGCGGCCACCACGGTCACGGGCCTGGGCCACCTGGAAGGGCGCACGGTCAGCATCCTGGGCGACGGCGCAGTGTTCCCCGACAAGGTGGTCACCAGCGGGGCCGTGACCCTGGACAACCCGGCGAGCACGATCACGGTGGGCTTGCCCATCGAGGCGGATCTGCAGACCTTGCCCCTGGTATATCAGGGCGAAGCGTTCGGGCAGGGCCGGGTCAAGAACGTCGACAAGCTGTGGCTGCGCCTGTACCGCAGTTCTGGCATTCAGGCCGGGCCCTCGTTCTCCAAGCTGGCCGAGTACAAGCAGCGCAGCAACGAGCCCCTGGGCACCCCGCCGACCTTGATCTCGGACGAGATCAGTCTGACCTTGCCCCCGGCCTGGCAGTCGGGCGGCCAGGTGTGCGTGCGCCACTCATCCCCGACACCCCTGACCATTTCATCCCTGACCCTTGAGGTGTCCGTCGGGGGGTAGTGCACTTACCCACCGGGCCCCGGCCCACAGTGCAGGCAGCACAGGAGGCGGATATGTTTGCGACGGTGGCGGTTGGTTTGGCAGCGACGGGCGCGGCGGCGAACGGCGTGGGCGCCTATTACGGGGCCAAGGCGCAAAAATCATCTCTGGAGTTCCAGGGGCAGCTTGACGACATCAACGCCCGACTGGCCGAGAGTTCCGCGCAGACCATCCTTTTCCAGGGGCAGCACGAGGAGCAACGCTCCCGCCTGCAGACGGCACAGGTCAAGAGCGCGCAGCGTGTTGCCCTGGCTGCCAATGGCGTGGACCTGACCGAGGGCAGCGCGGCCGAGCTGCTGACCACCACCGACGTGATGGGCGAGGTGGACGCCAACACGATCAACGCCAACGCTGTGCGCGCAGCATGGGGCCAGCGTTCGCAGGCCACGAACATGCAGATTGACGCCATGGGCAAGCGCACCGCAGCGCGCGCCATCAAACCCAACATGGCGGCCACATCGACCCTGTTGAACGGCGCCACACAGGTGGCCAGTTCCTGGTACACCGGCACGAAAGGCAAGTAAATGCCCCGCGTCCCAAGTTACGACAATTTCCAGTCCACGCCATCGGCACAGCCCGCCGTGCGGTTTTCACCCTCGCAGGCACCTGACGCGGGCGATGTCAACGCGCGGCAGACCCAGCAAATGGGGCAGGCCCTGCAGCAGTCGGGCGGCACGCTGGCCCGATTGGCAGCGGATGCCGTGAAAGAGGCCAACGAGACCCGGGTCATCGACGCGGTGAACAAGGCCAAAGAGCGAATGTTTGACTTGCAGTATGGCAAGGAAACCGGCTATCTGAACCTCAAGGGCGACGCAGCACTGCGCCGGCCGGACAACCAGAACCTGGCCGACGAGTACGTGGGCAAGTTCAAGGAGCAACTGGCCCCGCTTGAGCAGGAACTGGGCAACGAGCAACAGCGCGAGATGTTCCGCCGTGCGACTGCCAACATGCAGACCCAGCTCTATGGGGATGCACAGCGACACACGGCCGGCGAGTTCAAGACCTACAAGATCAGCACCTACGACGGGGCAGTGAGCACCGCGCAGCAGCAGATCGCCCTGAACTACAACGACGTGAAAGAGGGCGGTCTCGTTGACCAGGGTGTCAAGTCCATCGAGGCAGCCACCCGGATGAAAGCCCGCGAGATGGGCTTGTCGCAAGAGCAGGCCGACGACCAGGTGCGCCGAGCTGCCAGCAACGCGCACCGGCTTGCCCTGGGCACAGCCCTGGAGCGCAACGACGTGGCGTTCGCGGACGGCTACCTCAAGAAGTACCGCGACCAGATGACGGCGGACGACATCCTGCACACGCAGGGCGCAATCACCAAGGAGATGGACCTGCTCGCCGGCGTGCAGGCTGCCAGCGCTGCCGTCAAGGCCTTGGCCCCTGACCTGGCCCCCACGGACTTCGGGCGCATGGACAACATCACAGCGCAAGGGGAAAGCGGCGGCAAGCGGTACGGCAAGGACGGGCAACTGCTGACCAGTCCCAAGGGTGCCAAGGGCGAGATGCAGGTGCTTGACGGCACGAACAAAGACCCGGGGTTCGGTGTCAAACCCGCCAAGGACAACAGCCCCGAGGAGCGCGCACGGGTAGGCCGCGACTACCTGCGGGCCATGCTCCAGCGATACGACGGTGATCCGGCCAAGGCATGGGCGGCGTACAACGCGGGGCCGGGAACGGTCGATAAAGCCCTGAAGGACGCGAAAGCCGGGGAGGCAAACGCAGGTCGGTCGTTTGTCAGTTCCGACTGGATGGAACACATGGCGAAATATCAGTCGCCGGAGAACCACGCCGAAACAAAGGCATACGTGGCCAAGAACGTCAAGGCCCTGGAGAACGGCCTAGGGCGCCCGCAGGCCCCGACCCTGGCCGATGTGCAGGAGCGGGCGCGCACCTCCCTGGGCGCGGACGCCCGGCCCCAAGCGGTGCAGCACGCGGTGCAAGAAGCCACGCGCCAGTGGGAGGCGTTGAGCAAGGCATACAAGGACGCGCAGGACCAATCCCTGGCCGATGCGCAGCGCCTGCTGATCGCCAACAAGGGCGACATGAACGCCCTGCCCATGTCCGTGCGCAACCGCATCGACCCGGGCAAGTTCGACGACCTGATGGGCTTTGCCAGCAAGCTGGCCAAGGGGGAGCCCATCGCCACCGACTGGGGGCTCTACTACTCCCTGGCATCCGACCCTCAGCTGCTCAAGCAGGTGAACCTCGGGGCGCTGCGCCACAAGCTGGGTGAATCGGAGTTCAAGCAGTTGACCGAGAACCAGGTCAAGCTCAACAACCCCAAGGGCGACGACCTCACGCACCTGCAAAGCGCCAAGGAAGTGCTGAGCAGCTTCCTGCTGCAGGCAGGCATGGACCCGACACCGAAGCCCGGCAAGGGCGACGACAGCGAGGCCGCCAAGGTGGGCCAGTTGCAAGCCGCTTTCCAGCAGCGCATCGACGCGCGGGAGCGGCTGACCGGCAAGAAGCTGGGCACGGCCGAGCTGCGCGAAGAGGCAGCGCAACTGTTCAAGCCCGTGAAGGTCAGCAGCACCGTGATCTTCGGCATTCCGGGCTTTAGCACGGACAAGCCTGCTGGACTGGTGACCGGCAAGGACACCTTGCAGATCCCTGACAACGAACGCACCCAGATCGAGGCCGCCCTCAAGCGCGCCGGTCGCCCCGTTACCGATGCCGCAGTCGAGGCCCTTTACCGGGCGCACAACCGCATCCCCCAACGCACCGCACAAAACTGATGCCTGACCAAAACGCCTACGACAGCCTGATCCAAAACGACACCGCCCAGCGGGTGCGGGTCAGCATGATGGACGCGGTCGACAAGCAGCCCGACACCGAGGCCAAACTGCAAGGACTGGCCAAAACGTACGGCATGCCAGTGGACGCGGTGCGCCTGCGCCAGCCTGAGATCGAGCGGCAAGCCCGCCTCGATGCCCTGGACTACGACACCCTGGCCAATCGGTACCCGAAGACCGCGAACGCACTGGCAAACCCCAACGCGGCCGCCATTGCCCACGACGACGTGGACAACATGAGC